ACTGGGGAAGAAGCCTGATCGCTAAAAACAAACTTAAATTTCCCGGAAAAGACATCGGGCGTAAGAACTCTTGGTCGTCCATCAATCAAAACAACCTCTTTGTTTCTTCCTTCGTTCGTCATTAGAAGATGAAAGGTGAGAGCCTGGTAGATCTCGGCACAATACTCAACGCTCCTATGGAAGAAGCGAGCAAGCCGTCCTATTTCACTCGCAGCATACTGGGTCAAAGCAGCAATCTCCGTCGCCGTAGCGTTGGTTGCCGTGCCCCTTGTGAAGGGAGCCATCACAGAACCTCTATCCAGGTCAGCCCTAATCTCGGCTTTGTAGATAGAATAGTCTGGTGAGAAGGTGTTAGTCACCAAGGGGACAATAGCATTACGCGCATCATCACCGGGGCTAATGTCTAACTCAACGATAGACTGGTCCCTATTCTCTGCGAGGATTGCTTTGCCTTCCTCATCCAGGGTTCCCTTCGCAGCCACATAAATACGAGCGTCTCTACGCAGACCATTAGCCCACACGGTTCGCAGGTTATTGATCTCCCATAACTGGTCATAGACCCGAGCCATAGTTGAGAAGCCTTTTAGCGGTCCGTCTGGGGAGTATGAGAGATAGACGGGAGCCAACGGAGGGCAAGGTGATCCGTCTGCCTTACGGAAAGGGATAGGCGAAACGGAATCAATTATTTTGTCTTGTCTCTGTGCTGACGGAGAATAGAAATAAAGTTCGTCTTCCATCAAATCATAGAACTCATAAATCTCAACATAGGACAGCAACTTGGAGCCATCCAAAGCAGCACCGGGTCCAGCATTATCTCGGCTTACATAACCTTCTGTGCTCGCCAGGTAGTCTTCCTTGATTACAAAATCAAACTTTACACCTTTGAATTTTGCTTTGGCTTCGTTGTAAGGAAGGAAATAGCGATGACCCACATAGCGAGAGGAAGCAAAGTCTTCTGCTTCAAAATCAACAATAACATCCCACGGATGAATAGCCCGAATAGCAATTGAGTCAAGCACGCTGTCTCTTTCAACAAGACCTAACTTGAAGAAAGAATAGGGATACAGCAACGAATAGCGTAGTGCCTGCTCCACAATATCAATCTTATCAAACAGGAACCTATTGATAACCGCTTCTGCGACCTCTGGGTCTCCCTTGTTCTGTGCGTCAGCACCAACACTAACGGCAGGTGCCTTGGAATAGAGACTGGCTATGAAGCCCTCTATGTAAGCATAGGCGTCAGCAGTCTCAACGCTGATGAAGTTGCTGTTCTTGTAGGGGTCGTCGTTCCCACCAAACATATTGCTCTTGTAAGCCTCTGTGTAAGCAGCCATACGAAGACGCTGTTTATCCCAATAGTCTCTGCTGTGTGAGACCAAGTATGTAATTTCACTCGTATTCATCTAAATTCTCCTATTTCTTGTTGATTTTAGCGGGTGTCGTGATTGGAGGCTACGCCCCTGTGACTTTTTGCTTTTAGCAATCCAACGATCAAACTTGGATTTGGGAACGGGAATATCTTTGAGATGATAAATTCCAATAGCCAAAGCCATAGCCCTGTCGTCGTGGCTTCCTTCTGGGTGAGAAGGAGCCAAGCCGTTCTTATCTTTGACGAGTGATCGCAGTTCGGTGTAGGTTGGTTTGTCTAACCAAGCAATCATCCCCTCTTCCAAATGAGTACGCAGACAATCATAGAGCATCAGTTTGCTTTTCTTCGTGGTGGTGAAGGCGCGATAGTGCCGCCAACCGATATTGTTTAGTATCTCTTTGAATTGTCCGCCACCATAATTGTCTTCATAACAAATGGTTGCCTTGTATCTCTTGGCGAGGTTGGCTGTCGCCACGGTGAAATCGTGGATAGACATTTGGTTTGAAGCGAGAAATGCTACGGGCGCACAAGCCAAGCGTGATAGTATCACGGCGACCGACCAGTCCCCACCAACGCCCGCAGCAAGATCCACGCCTACGACATAAGCATCAGCGGGGTCGTGCTCTGCTAAAATTTGAATAGTTTTATTTGGTTCCAGGTCTATGATTTGGAGACCTTCAAAATGCTCTTCTGTAAAGTAGTTGTCTTCCGCCAGGCAATACGCTTCCTCAATTGTTAGGGGATACTCTCGTCTAAACAATCGCTCGTCTTTGATCTCACCGATCTTGCGGCGTCTCCAATACATCTGCTCTGGGGTTAGGTTATGGAGTTCCATAAGTTCTAACTCCATCTTGTCCCACTCAATACCACCCTTGGGTAATTTCTTTTTGTATTGTGGAAAGGCAGTCCAAGGCAAGAATAAAACTTTCCATCTATTATCGTAGTGGTTCTGCTGGATGATGTTATGGAGTGCGTCTCCATAATGATTGGCTGTGCTCTCTAAAACAATCTTTCCGTCGTTGGTTGAAGCAATCAAAGATGAGAGGAACTCTTCTGGGTGGTCGTAGAAAGCAAACTCGCTGGCGTGTGCCGACGAGAAAGTGTAGCCTCGGTTATGAGCGTCCCCCTGTGCCGATACAGCAAGCACCTGGCTGTCCGTAGTAGGAAAGACCATCCTGTCCTGACGAGCCGTCATCTCACGCTGTAAGGGTCTGGGAAGGCAGTTGTAGAAACGCTTGTCTATCTTCAACAATTCAACAGCGCTGTTTAGTTTGTTAGAGCAGAGAGCAGTTGATAATGCTTTGTTGCTCGTGTATGTTTCCCAGAACATAGCAGCCCGACAAGCGGTCGTAATGCCTAACTGCCGTGCCTTCACTATTGCTATGCGGTCGTGTTCCGCTCCCGTCAAGGCTTCAATTATTTCTATCTGTTCTTGGGTAATAAGATTTCCAAAGATCTTATACTTGCCCTTCTTGTCTTTGATTTTTAGACGAGAGATAAACTCCAAGGGGCTCGTCAGTATTCTATCCAGGCTCATTACTGCTGACCTGCCTGTTTCTTGCTAACAGACACAATCCATTTATCAATAGGGTTGTCCCCATTATGGTCTTCTATTTGGGTTCCTCGGTAAAGCACCAAAAGGGAGATAAGGTCTGAAACCTTTGCTCCCTTCCAATCGCTCTCATCAAATTTCTCTATGAGAGCAGAAATAATATTCTGTAATGCTACCTGAACCTCTCCTTTCTTGACTGCTCTAACAGCAGCACGCGCCTCTTTACTTTTCATAATTGTCCTTCCGGTGTTTCGTTTCACCGACCCAGTTATTCTTGCGAAGCAGGGTCGTCAGTCAAAGTCGTTGAACTCGCCACACTACTAAAAAGGTTTGTCAAGATGCTCTCTGTATCTTCAAGCAAAATAGCCAAACTTATCTTCTTTTCATACGCTTTCAAATGTCGTTTTAGTTTGAGTTTTATGTGGTATTCTGTGAGATGCCGTTGCCTCCAACGCGCATTTCGTTCCGCCTGGGTGTAGTCTTGTGTTCCACCATCACCCATCAATTAGTTTCCCAGTCTTTCAAAGCCTTGCGTAGTTTATTTACAGATCGGTCATAGATGTTTGAGACCGTCTGGTGGGAGCATCCTATCTCTTTCGCTATTACTCTCAAAGACTTTTCCTCTTCTGTGATTGCGAAGAAAACTTTATTCTCTTTCTCGGCAAGTGTCTCTTCAATCACCAAACATAATTCTTCGTATTGGAAATACTCATCAGCACTATGTCCTGTTACTCGGTCGTCTTCAAGCCAGTTGTAATCAACAGAGCAGGTCTTCACCCACTCGTCATAAAGAGGAAGAGCCACAACCTCTTCCCAAGTTCCACAGGCTTTCAGTTTATCACTCGTGGTCTTTCTTGGTTTCCTGTTAGTCTTCACTCCATACTTCCGTTTATTCATAATTGTCCTCCTAATAGACTTGATGCGATTACCGCCTCATAATAAATAGTACCGGGAGTGTCAATAACTAAATAAATAATTATCCAACCAAACTGACTGACGGGTCATTAGGAACCCTGATGAGACGATAGTATGCCTCAATATCACACGAGCCGGCAATAGCCATCATAATGTTTAGGGTCGCACCAGCAACGGTGGTCGCTGATTCGTTCAAGCATCCCGCGACACGAACAGGTGTGCTCGCATCATCCAACTGGAAAGCATCCCCATAGTCAAAGAGAACATCTGTCGCTGATGAAGTAGGAAAAATAATCTGTCTCCCATAGAACGAATTGGCTGCGTTGTAGGTGATGGAGTTGGCATCGCTGGATGAGTATTCAGCAGAGGCCAAATAGGTGGTGCCTGACTTCTTGTATATTCCAGCAGACATCACGGTATTGGAAGGCCCATACGCTCCAACATAACAAGCCTGCTTGTTGGCGTCGGTGGGGTTATTTGTTCCAAACTTGTAATGAACTTCAACACCTATAA